AACATTAATATAGAATATACGTCTATCAGGTGAACGTGAGATTCTATGAATTAACATAGCATCTTCCATCAACACATATTGTTTAAAAATACGACGAGCTGGTTCTAGATATGAACGACCATAAGGTAAGTAATTAACATCTGTTAATAATCTAAAGTGAGCTATTTCATAATTATCAAAATATATGCCATTTTGATTGTCTGTATATGTGTTAAGAGTAGGAGAACCATAATATCCAGAACCACCACCATATACTCCTTCAGGTGAATATTTAAATCTTACAGCATTTGGGTGATCTTTATCATAATTTTCTTGTCTTTCAATATGATATGCTGTGTATGGGATAACATTATATACACCAAATTTTTCAGCAATCTCTAACTTTAAGAAAAAATCACCATACTTACACATCTGACGAATCCAAGACCATAAGTTAAATTCAATGTTTAATACATCATAAAATAAGTTATATAGGATTTGTTGAATATCCTCATTTGAACTTTTGATATGTAATACTTCATTCATATCATTTTTTAATGTACTCTCATCAGAGATAATATCTAAAGCTGAGGCTACAATAGCATCATAATCCATATTATCATAGTCTGAATAAACCATAGTACGTAAGTACTGCCAGTTCATATTGATTTGAGAACCTAATAATGAGGTAGTTGCTGGGGAATATAAACGATTGTACCTGTCTACTAAGGAATTTGTAGCTATATCACCTGAACGTTGGATTGAATCAACATCCATTACTTTTAGTGTATCACCACCTTGATTTCTGATTATTACGTCTGTTGAGAATAATCTTTTTAATCGGGGGAATAAATTGGTATCTGCCATTTTGTTTTTTATATGTTATAAATATTACAACAACCAACTAATATTTTCCATTCCTTTATCTGTTTGTAATAGGTATGGATTTTGAGTGTTAGAATTGTTGTAAGCTCCAATATACGTAGTCTTAGTTATATTACCAAGCGTTGCTCTAGTCATGTCATGAGATTGTTGTTGGAATTTTAAAGATGTGTCTCTTAAATACATTCCTATACCAAAACTCATTACTAAATCATCATTATACCCACTTTGAGCTTCTGGTCTACCATTCTTCCATATAAAGACTTTCATTTCTTCTAGTAATCTTTTAGAACGAATCGTTACTGAACGATCTCCTATATACTCTCTAAATTTATTAACTACTAAAGGTCTTGTTTTTAAAGACATTGTAAATCCAGGAGTTAAATTTGAATTTCCCTCATATATGTTTAAGTAAGATTCTGCAGTTAGATGATCTGATTTAGGTGAGTAATATAAATTTCTATATCCTCTTTCTATAACAGCATCTAATGTGGCCCATCCTATAGAAGCATTTTCAATTACTAGTAAAGCATTATTATATTCTGATGCTAAGCCTACTAAAAAATAACCATATTCTTTAGGAGGTAATTGACCTTTATATTCAGCCACTTGTGTGTTTGTTGCTATATCTATAATATGACATGCAGATGAGTCTTTACCATCACCTCTAGCAACATCCGCTATTACCATATATTCTCTAGTATAATCAGCTGGTTCCCAAACCCATAAGTTTTGGTCTGCTCCTCTACGTACTATAGGATCTTGTATAGTTGTTTCTTTTATAAAATCTAACCATTCTGAATAGAATACAGTATCACCAGAGGTATTAAAATCACAATCACATTCTTGGGCAGCTAATCTAGGATCACCTAGTAATTCATCTTGACGTTTTCTCCAAGTCTCATCTCTTTCAGGGTGAACATACCATGGTAATTTTATAGGTAAAAAATCGTTTTCATTATTTTCTGCTTTTACCCAAGATTGATGAAACCAATTACCAGTACCATATGGAGTAGATAATACAATAGCACCCCCACCAGTTGCTAGGGTTTGTTGGGCTGATGCCCAAATTTCTCCAATTTGTTCAATAAAAGCAGCCTCATCCACTATTAATAAAGATACAGCTTCTGATCTACCTGCATCTGAGGATGCGGCTGTTGCTTTAATTTGAGAACCATTATTTAATCTTAAAGTTAGTTTATTATTTTCTTCATGTGGTATTTTAAGCCAAGAAGGTAAACTTTCAAACATAAATCTAACTTTTGTAACCATGTTTTTAGCTGTTTCTTGTTTAGTAGCTATACATAGTACGTTTTTATCTTTATGGAATAACATTAACCATAATGAATACCCAGCAGCTAATGTTGAAATGCCTAATTGACGCGATTTTAACACGATAGAATACGGGTTATCTCGGAATAGGCGTAGCGTTTTTTCTTGGAAAGGGTATAAATTAAATAAAACACGGCCTCTTTGAGGGTGTTGGATGTTGCAATATTTCTTCATAAAATGAGCAGGATCTTCTGCACATTTCATATATTCTTCTCGAATTATTGCTTTTAAGTCTGGTTGGCTCATTTGTTTATCCTCCAATACATTCCTCCTCTAAGTACAGGTTGTAGATTGTTGTTTATTCCAACACCAATTCCATATAGATGAGATGTTTTTGTTTTTAAATATAACTCACCCCCAATATAATCTAATTGTCTTGTACTACCTTGTATCCCAGGACCTACATAAAATTCTCGTTCATTAATGAATGTTGTTTTTTCTATTGTTATCTTAGGTATACTTATGTTGTATTCAATATTACGGGATGATATTTTGTTTTGAGATACTGTATCTTTTACTAGAACAAAACCAAATGTATCTACTTTTAATGTATCTATATAGTAATATTTGCTATAATAGTCACTTAATATTTCAGTAGTATCAATTGGTTCCTTAAAACTATCTATTTGAACAACTATTTTCTCTCTCCACTTAGGAATATATTCAGGAACTGTATCAGTTACAGGGATATATTCGATAGTTGTTTTAGTGATTGTTTTAGGTTTGATGGATGGGGTAGTAGAACAAGTCCTCATTAAAATAATAATGAGGACAAGTACTAAAATTAGTATGTTTTTTGTGTTATTAAATAAATTCATATTTAGTCTTCATCTGTACCTATTGTTGGAGTGATAAAAGCATCTAATTCTTTTTTGACTTTAGTTAATTCTTTTAATCTATTTAACAGTCTATCTTTTTCACTACCTTCTGCTTTCTTCCATTGAGATACTACAGATTTCATTTCTTTAGTAACCATAGCTAATTTAGCAGCCATCTTAGTAACTTTATCTCCTTTTTTAAGATCTTTAGCTGTTGGTTCTTTTTCAACAAATGAATCTTCTTTTTCTACTTTATTCCAATCATCTTTTACCTCTACATCCTCATCTTCATCTTCAGATTTCTTCTTTTCGTCAATACTTACATTTAATCCTTTTTTAGCAAGTTCTACTGCTTTATTTTGATCTTTAGTATGAATGATACCTTGTTCTGCTTCTGAAAGGGTAGATATTATTTCTTCACGTATAAATTGTTTTAATTCTGATTTTTTCATGTGTATATTTTGTTATAAATATTAAGCTGGTGTTATAAAATCAATTTCCCCACTTCCTCCATCTCTTATTAATAGACCACCAACTGCATCTAAAGCTGTACTAACATCATTTACATTACCAAAACTTCCTCCTAATTCACCTCCATTTAGATCAGGAATAGTTGCTGCTTTAGCAAGTAAATCTGTTTCATCAATAAAAGAATAATAAGTACAAGCACCATCACTTGCGTACGGCATTATAGCCCAATAAGCATCAGTAGGTAATGGGAATACTCTTTGAGTATCAGTTATAAATGAATCAAAATTTGATATATTAGCGTTAGGATAAGCACAGCATTTATTTCCATTAGCATTTGCTGTAGATGGTGCTATTTTATTTTCTGATGGAAGATTATTTACATCAGTATTTGTTAATGATACTACATGAAAACTACCTTTAATTGTTGGCATATTTTATATTTTAAATTTATACACTAAATATAATATCTCTAGTACCATCCCAATAATAAATAAATCCCCCAACATTTGATAAAGCAATTGCTGTATCTGTAAGTGAATTTCCAAAAGATGCTGTACTAAGAGATGATGTTGCACCTATTTGAGGGTATGGAATCCTATAACTATTATCTATTAAAGATCTAGTATTTTCAAAAGAATACAATAATGTAGATGGATTACCCCCATCATCTACATAAGGTAAAATAGCTATTGCGGTAGCATCTTCAGGTGGAGTTGGTTCTAAAGTAAATAATTTTTGGAAATTATTATGAGTTGGTGATGATTGAGTAACATTTATTCTAGGTACAATTGGTATTGTACCCCATTCACTAAAATAAGTGTCCTCAAGAGCCATTGCTTTAAAATTATCTGGGCCAGTCCCTGAGGCTGATATAAAATTACCACCAGATGTATTAACTACACTTGATGTAAAAGTAGCAGCATGAAAAAATCCTACCATATTTTTTGTTATAAATATTATGGAAATAAAATAGATTTAACTTTTAATATACGTTCTTCAGTAGTTCCAGATATTTGATGGAGATTTTTAATACGATTACCATATACTTTTAATATCTGTTGAATACTTGTATCTATAGTATTACGATATTCAGGATTAGTCTCACGTACATTATTGTTTTCTATTTCAACACCTTCAGGAGACACATAAAATATATAATCATATTCTGATAATAGTCTAGCTGCTAATTCACTAAAGTCATTTTTTTCTAATGTTGAAATAGATTTAGCAGATTTAGTAAAAGCAATAACATCTACTATAGTTCTATCAGTAATAATATTCTCATGCATTAATTCACTAGCACGTTCAGCTAAAAATACAACCTGACCTTTTATGGTTGAGTCTGTATTTAATGGAATACCTAGTTCCATTAGATATTTTGAACGTTCTGTTCTAAATACATAATTTTCAAATTCAGGTAATTCCTTTAAAGCATTAACTAAAGTGGTTTTTCCACATGACATTGTACCTGTAAATCCTATTTTCATATTATCCTGCGTTTCTTGAATTGTTTAGACTTGGATTTTTAAACCATGGTAAACCTGATCTGTTACGTCTAGCGTCTTTCCATTGTTTTTCTGTAAGTTTTATTCCGTTAAGATAATACTCACGTTTACGTTTATTTCCTTCGGGGATAAGAGCTGGACCTTCCCAATTATGATATTGGTTATCAAATACATAAGCAATAGTACCATCTGCTTTAACTAAACGTTTAGCATCTCCATATTTGTAATTTTCTTTATTATCCATAGTATTTTAAAATAAATCTCCAGTTCCTTGTTCCATAATATATTGATCTTTTTCCCAATCTCCAAGTATAGCTTCAGAAACATATATACCATGAGCCCCACTTACTGTAATACCTCTAGCAGATAAAGCATCACCTACGAAATGTACATTTGAAAATTTAGTTAAACTAAGATCCTTATAATTTACGAGTGGTTCAGGTGAAAGATATTTTACCTCAGGAATATAAACACCCCAATCATCACCTAATGTTGGGAATACTTTTTTCATATCCTCAATAAAATCTTCTATGTATTGAAAATATCCACCCATCACCTCTCTTACTAAATCTAGATTATTGATTTGATGAGATGTTACTTCATTTCCTTCTGATGTAGTAGATGGTTTACGAGATGGACTGTAATATAAACCAGTACCATTATGTTGTAATTTAGAAACAACATCTCTTGACCAAGTAAATGGATCTTCAATACCATTAATTTCCATTAAAATACCAAAGTTAGTCATATCGTTTCGGTAACGCTCATCTTTTTTAGCATGACCATTGTAACTATGATCACCATATGTTTCTTCTACAGCAACATAAGCAGCATTATTATTTGTACAGAATGAACGTAATGAAACACCTTTATCATCAAATTTTCTATATAATTTAAAGTCATATGAAATATCGATTAGTTTTTGGAAGTGGTGTTGTGGGCTTTCAAATCTCACTCCAATCTGGGTTGATTTGGGTTCGTCTGGTAGTTGA